CGCCAGTCAAGACCAATATCTCTTCGCCCTCAGCAAGTAGTTCTGCAAGACGTGTCTTAATCTGTGGCCAAAACTCATCTAGGGTATAGTCCCTCTCTTTTTGAATCGGTTTGCTGTTTATCTTTCTTAGTTCTTCCTTGACTTCATCCGTAAGCGTAAACTCAATACTTCTTGTGCTTAGCCACTTGGCATTCTCAAGATGTATCTTGAATAGATTCCCAACCTTCTTATTTGCCTCCCAATCGTGTTCTACAAACTGCTCGGCCATCTCCCGTGACGGGCTCGTAGAGACAAAGGGTTTCCTATTGTCAATCGTGGTGTCCTTTTTAGCTTGACCTCTATAGACAATCCTACTGGTAGTTGACCCATACTTTTTGATGATATCTGCAATCTCCTTTGTATCGCAGTTGTAGTAGATTGCGATATAACAGACCATCACCGCTTCTTCTCGCGGTGTAAGTCTCATTACTTACGGCTGCGACGAGTTTTACGCCGACGCTTTCTACGACCGCCTTCAGTATCGGCCATATATCCTTCTTCCTTTTTCCAGATCATTTCCATATCCTGAGCTTCTCCTCTCCTAATCATTGGGTCGTCAATGTAAGTCTGAAACCTAAATCCTTGATTAACGTAGAATCTTTGGGTTCCCATGATTGAAGATAGTTTTAGTACATTGACTTCTGGAATTGATTTGACATGGCTGATCAGAGCCTCTGCAGCGCCCTTGATGGTTGAACAAACGAACGAGATGTAGAACGTATCAGGAGGATTGTACAATCCATTTGTCATGATCAACAATCCTGCAAAGGTATCACCTCTACGAGCAATGAATAGTTTGGGAGGGATTCGATACTGACGCCTCTGCGTGTCCAAACTATAAATGATGTAGTTACGCCATTCATGCCAATCGGTAAAACATGTACGTTGTTTGGACTGAGGGACAGCTGCCTCTCGGTCCAAATAAGTTAGTAGTTGTTGTGTGGTACCAGACCACTGAGTTACATCAAAATCCATTACTTATGACGGCGACGAGTTTTACCGCCCTTGAGTCCACGCTCCTTCAGCTCCTTCTGCTGAGCCATCAACTCCTTCAGCAGCTTCTTCTTGGTCGGGTGACTGAGAACCTTAAACAAATGATGATGCTCTCGAAGGTAATCCTTCTTACGCATTGTGATTAACTTTCCACCCTTCCAAGTCTTAGCCCTATCTGGAGAAGGCTTGTGTGCTTTGCGAGTCAGCTTTTCAAGTTCCTTTCGCATCTTTATGTATGACTCCTTTTGATTTTTAGGCATCATCGTGTGAACAACGCGAGCATAGCGATTATGCTTAATGGCTTCTTCCATTACTTATGACGACGAGTTTTTCGCGACTTGCGACCCGCCTTCTTCAGCGACCGCACTGCATTAAGTCCAGGTCCAACTGGATTATGCAGACGGCGATACATTGCTGCGTGGACTTTTGGATCCAATCCTATAACCGACCGCAGTGGTTTACCTGTGGGACTACCGAGCGCTCTCCACTTTGCGACACCTTTAGGTCCATGATCCTTTAGTTTTTCTACATCGCCATACCAGTCATACCCTTTCTCTTCGTTCGCCTTTTTCAATGAATCGTTCATTGTAAGTACACGAGCGATATCGGGAGTAGACATAAGTCTTATATCCTCCTTCTTAATTTCTGGAAGTTTGTGTAGAGGCATTTACTTATTGCGGCGACGAGTTTTCTTCGTGCTACGCTTCGTCTTGCGGGTGCGTCCTCCCCTCGCCCGCAACGCCCTCGCTGCACGAAAACCAGGTCCAGCCACTGAGGACGGCGCTGGGGCCGCAAGAGCGGCCGGTGCGTCCTTGCCAGGAACAGCATTGACCCTTAGCTTAAGGATCTGCTTTACTTCTGGGTTGAGACTAAGTGCTTCATAGGCCGTAAGCTTCATAAGCTTGTCATACGGAAGCTTTGTCTCCCAATACTTAAACGCATCTACACCTTGTTTACCAAGTTCACCATACTTATTATACTGAAACGGAGGACGTGGTGTGCCATTTTCCCATCCATCTAGAACATCACCAGAAAGTTCCCTTTCTGCGACACCGCCTAGCCACGAGTAGATATCTTCATCCTTTTCGAGAAGCTTCTTGGCCTCCGGACCATACATTTGTTGAGCTTGCTCTTTAGTAATTTCGTACAGCTCTCCCAGTGGCATTTATTTATTACGACGAGTTTTCTTCGCACGACGCTTGGATTTCTTTGTCTTGCGACGTCCTGCTGCTTTCGGACCGTGATACGTAAAAACAAGTACAGGGCTACAATGTCGGTATCCGCTTCTGTGCCATCCTATTACACGCTCTGAATAAATTCCCAGTTCAGGTAGTCACATATCTTCTTCCAAATCTGATCGTGGGCAATCAGGCGATCACGGGACTTCAACAGGGGAAAGAAGACCTTGTATTCATCCAAGTCCAGTAACTCAAAGAACTTGTAGAGAATGTAGGAATACGACAGAAAGTTGGTCCTGTCGTTGGGGCAATACAGCAAAAAGGGAGCCTGAATCTCCTGGAACATTGCACGAACCTTCTCCTCTATTTCAGGGGTGATGGTTGGGGGCGGATTACCATTCAAACGGCTTAAGATATGAGCGCGATGCTCATAGTACTTGGATCGTCCCAACTTCTTCAGGATCTGACGAATGTCTTCCTCAGACAGATCAGCAATGTTGTCAATCCTACGCTTACGGATCTCAAGCACAACCTCATTCATGACCTCCTCAGGAATGATCGTAGACTCCTTTGCCTGAAACTGGTTCAGAATCTCATTCAGGTGGTTGATCTTCTTGTATGCGTAATTGTTTCGCTCCTTAGGAGGATCACGGAACGAAGGGAAGTCAGACACAACCAGGGCATACTCCTCAGAGCCACAGGAAGGACAGACAAGAATGCCTTCAGAGCTGATCTCCTCACGAGCAACATTACAGGCGGAACAATGTTCCGTAAGCATCTGGGTTGCCTCTGAAGTGTTCGTCAGCTTCATACGAGTTACGTACTCGTCAAAGATCTGCTTCTTGGATGGACCCGTATCGGTAGGCACATTTGCGACAAAGAACTTCAAGAACGTATTGGAATCTTTTGGAAGTGGAGCGGGCTGAGAAGTGGTGGATTCCTTCCCATAGTAGTCAAGTAAGATGTCCATGTTTTTCATGTAATACTCCTCAATCGGATTGATCTTGGAGAGTTCCTGTTCTATCTCGCGAATCTGAGAATCTACCTGTGAGCATTTCACGATTTCAGTCAGTTCCGATGACTCATTCAACTCCTCGCGCTTTGCCCGAAGTTCTGCCAACTTCTGCTTTAGGTCATCCTGCTTGGTTCCAGAATCGCGAATTCCCTGAACTTGCTCAGAATGAACAGAATCCAAGGTTCCCATGGAACCGCCGGTTCCTGGGTCCCTAGTTTTTCTCACTCGGAAGACGTCCATTTACAAATTCTTCAGTCTGCTTCCTGAAGACCCCATTTGAAAACATGCACGGCCGTTGCTTCTTCAACGCATCATAGGTTTTCACGTAGTCAAGACCGAAATGTGTCGTAACATATGTGAGCGCCAAAAAAGCAGATCGGTTGATCCCACACTGACAATGGACAAAGATGGTTCCATCTCCTTGACGCAAAAAGTCCGTCAATGTATCCTCAAACCCAGGATACCAGTCTAGAATATTATGGTTTGGAGTATCCAGTGCACCAATGCACGCATACCTTGACATGTACCGATCCCGAAACCAACGAGGAGAGTCCCCAGGAAATGCGCAGTTAATGACGTGAGTGATATTGTACTTATTGCAAAAAGAAGGTGTTAGCATCTCTCCCGCTCCAACCAGGATCCGAGAGTAAAACCATGCAGGTGGCTGTGTCATATACACGGGCTTGAGACCCTGGAACTGCATACTATTAGTAGGGAGGTTGTCTTTAACCGAACCTCTCACGCATCTCCGAGTATGTCATTGGTGTATTCCTGTGACTAGCAAGAACATCGAGTTGCTGTTTCAAGGTCATATTGGTCGGACACGCAATAAACTCGTCTCTCTTCCGTTGAATGAGTGCTGCATGGGCTTCATCTGCATCCTTCTTGGTGTACTTCTTCTCCCACTCATCATATCCATTGCGGGCGATGAACTGAACCTCACGACATGCCCACTCAAAGTGCTTGTCGTTCAGGTAATCCTGAGGATGTGTGAGATTGTCCTTGATCTCCAGCATCTTCACGTCAGTTGTGAGACTGAAGAATCCACCACTGGGTTCGTGCTTGATATAGTCCCAACCATCGAGGGTCTTGTTGGTGGCTTCCATGACTGCAGCGATCATGATTGTTTCGGAATCAGTTAGGGTCAGCATTTTATTGTTATAGGTTATCATCTTTGGCATCCATTTTAGCTGACAGGATCTTTGCTAGTGTCATTTCGTTCTTGAAGATTACATCTGGATGCAATGGTGCACATTCTTCTTGAATGTATCCACCCGAGTGCTCAAAGTGAATCTTTTGGATCTCTTTCATCTGTTTGAACTGGTAGAAGATCCAATGAAGACCCATGTACTTTGGTCTTGATAATTCAAACTTATTGTCCTTGGTGAGTCCTACTCTTCGCACAAGACCTGATTCAAGGCATCGGGTCAATATATACATGCATCTGTTATGTGAGGGCACATCAAACACTTCCCAATGATGGTCTGATGCAATACGCTGAAACTCTGGAACAAGTTCATCGATGAGTTTGAAAGTAACCCTTAGGTTGTAGAATCCGTAGAATGAATGCCAGAAGGGGAAGGGGCGGTGAAGAACATCATAAATGTAGACACTACACTTAGGACAATCTTTGATACTCATTTTGATACAGCAGTTAAAAATTATTGTGGTGTTGGAATCCATTTTACGATTACCACGTCGTCTCACGCCTGTACACACGTTCACCATCGTCATATGGAGGCTCTCCGGCCATAGGAGGCTCTTCCTGAGGAGGAATGAACTCCAGCGTAAAGTTCAGGTTATTATCCTCATCTGTCCAATACGACGCATGGACGTAGAGACCACACTGCTTCTCAAAACGCTCAAGAACATCGTGGTCGTTAATGATATCACGTAAGTTTACGCCCTGGGCCTCTGCATAGATCTGATAGACCAGAAACTTAGTCGATCGCTTATTCGCAATCGCATCCAGGAATCTAAGCTTCATTCGGCAACACTCTGCTGCAACAACCAGCTGGTCAACGAGATCACTTCCAATCTGCTCATTGACCCTGCTATTCTTGGTGGTGACATTGAGAAGCTCCTTGATATCCTGAGAACTAAGAACCGTCATTTTGTAATGAGTTCTGATGTTCTGTCAAAGTGAGATCCGTTTTACCCCAGGAAACTAAGCAGAAAGACATTCAGTAGGTGAGAGACCACCACGGCGGCAAGTCCGAGCGCACCTGCTCCCTGCCATGACACAACGCCGCCCGAAGTGTAGGCATTCGGGATGTAGCGGAGCAGAAGATCGCGAGGAGCTGACATGGACAGGATCACCGTAGCCAGAAAGAAGGAGATATACAGAGTCAGATTCGCCCACATCAGCCGCATCATAGGAAGCGACGGCTTGAAAGAGGGCGCCATCTGAGTACGCTGAATGTGATCCGATCCAGAGACACCAGCCATCGGCGGCATCGACTGAGGGAGCTGGGGCGAAGGTAGAAGGGCGTCAAGCGAAGTCTGGTCCTCCATTGTTTATGAAGGAGACACGATTTCGCACGATGCATCTTCCACGCGATACTTGTAACATTTTCCATCCACCTTCACCGTCTTGGATTCGACATCTGACAACGGAATACCCAGAGTGCGGTAGGTAGCATAGTTGCGATGGAACAATAAGACCGAGATGCCCAGTCCGATGACAAATGAAAAGAACGGACTAGCTCGTTCAATGGCCTTGGTGATGTCAATCATTACTTCTTGCTTAGACTTGCGAGAAGATTGAATGAGTCTGCCTCGGCTCCACAAGGAACTTCAATGGCATTGGTACGAATACACCCCGTGTCTGTATGGAACACGCCGGTATCATACGGCGAAGGAACAGCAACCTGTTTGCGTGTCGGAGGAATCACAATGCATGCAATCAACATTCCGACAATCACTCCCGCAGCAATCCAAGCGAGATGGAACATTACTTTAAGGCGGGGACAACTTTCGATGCCTTCATCTCCATGTACTTAAATACACCCAGTGCAATCGGCGTGGTAATCAGACCTGAATACGGAACCACAATAGCGAGCGCAGTCAGAATATACGCAACATTGACGTGGTTTGTCAGGATCAGAAGTCGGTAGGTAGCAGCAATGCTAAAGACGTAGAGAAGTGTCAAAATCACCTTTCCTGCAATTCCAAGTGCGCCAAGAAGTGTACCCGAAGCCGTAAACTCAGGCATCTTGTAGGTAGGTGCCTCGCCAAACTTTACCTTCTGTCCATCTGGAATGGCAACCGTCTTCTTCTGCCCAGTCTGGTCATCTGTGAAGGTCAACGTCAGCCGACGACCTGTGATAATGTTCGCGGAAGACTGCTTCTCTGCTACCTTCTGTTGAAGAGATGACGATTCAAGCTGGTTCTGGTTGAACTTAATACACTTGTCGTCTGAAGCGTTTCCGCAGATCTCAACTGCCTTCTTCTTGATTTCATCTTTCTCGTTGTCGGTCAAGGCAACGTCATTGCTTCCAGAGAGGAGATCGACTGCAGGAACGATTGTATTGTCGGCAATCATATCCAGATATCCTCCCTTGGCCTTTTCTTGAATGGTCTTGGTGATATCTGTTGTAGCACTTTCGTCGCCCCAGGTGGCTTGGTTGATTACAATGCCCATTGTTAGTTAGCAAATATGAAATTCGCAAGACCAGACGTGATCCGCAAAAAGTTAATGGCTTCCACGTAGACGCCCAGATTGTAGGTGTATGCAAAAATTAGATTATCACCATTTGTGTTCCTGACAACGCTTACGATGCTATCGGGAGGATACAGCAATGACCCGTCTGCATTTCTAAGCGCCAACTGAGCTGCCGTAACTACGACCGGATTTGGTGAAAAGATGGTTGATTTCAGGACGCAGACCGTCTGTTGCGAGGCAACGCCAGCAATTGTTGGAAGTGGCTGCTGAAGATTCAGTCGAAGAATGACCTTGTTAAATAAGCTTCCGTTGATGGCTCCACTAGGTTGGTAGAGATCATTGTTCAGAGCAACTGAGTA